ATCTCATCCTTTTCATTTGGTCTAATGTCATCTTAATCATCTCTTTACGCTCAGGCATTGGGCGGTTGTGTAACCGATTAGCCATCTCCACGTTCAAATTGCTCATCTTGGTCGGGTTGATAGGTGCGCCTGGGCGGTCAAATTCTTGCGTAACCGCTACTTGCCCCCTCAATCGGTCAATATGTGCAGATTTCTTCTTGTTCCATTGTTCTTGAGCATACTTAACATCGGAATGACCCATCTCAATTGAATCTGTTTTCTTCAAATGTTCACGCCATTGCGCTCTGCCCTCAATCATTACACCGTCAGGGCTTCTAAACGGCTCTATGTCGCCACGAATCATGTACTCTGATGCCTCACCCCTATCATTGCGCTCGTAAGGTTCTGAGCCGTCTGATGGGAATATCCAAGTTGTTCTCAAATTAACTCCAAAATCATTGCAATGTCTTGTTCATCTTGTTGAAATTTAACCTTGCGATCAATTTCCTTAATCTTAAGCATTAACGCATCATAATCAATAACCGTTTGGCTTGCAACATCTATTGTTTGAATGGGTGCGCTTGTAATTTCTTCCCTTGATTCGGGTGGTAATCCAAACAACGCTTCTTTTAACTTTTCCTTACGTTGTGCCTCAAAACTTAATTCTTCGTCCCATTTCTTTTTACGCCCTTTTTCGTCAAATCCAAAGTGACCGCCAATAACCGCCTCAGTAATGGGCGTGATGGTGCTTTCTATTGTCGCAAAGGGTAATTCTGCAAATGCACCGTATCCAAACATTTAAACGTCCGTTGCGCCAGCGTATTCTGTCAGCGTCTTTAAAGATGTGTAGATTGCAGGAATCAAATCACCTTTCAAATCGTCAATTCCAATGTAATGAGCATTTTCTTTGATGGTCTGATGGTTAGCCTGACGACTCTCTGCGTTGTAGTGGATAGCCACTTGTACTTGGATTTGGTCTTTAGTCCCGTAGAAGTTAGTGATGCGAGCATAAGCCTCGGCACAAGTCTGACCTGTGGTTGGGTTGATTACATTTGTTAGTTTTAAAGCCATTGTTTACTCCTAGAATGTCATTTCTGTTGTACGAATCTGTGCGACCCATCTAATTGTTACCGCCGCCGCACCAGTTACAGTTATTTTTAACGCCGCATTGGTAGTGTCTGCCGTTACCGCTACCGACCATGTTGATGCGCCCGCATCGCCATATAAAGATGTTACTGTAGGAGTGCCTACCAATGCCGTAGATGCCGCAGTTGTGGCTCGTTTGATAACACCTTCAATAGACCAACCTTTTGTATCTCCAGCCGCAGTAACTCCAGCAATTACTTCACCTTTAAAAAAGTAAGCTGAATTTATAGGTAAAGCTATTTGATTTGTGGCGGCGGCGGCTACATTATTTGAAGTAATAACTGTGGCAGTAGCATCTGTTGTTTCTCTACCAAGAACTAGTAATGCGGTTTGAGAATTTCCTTGTACAGACGCAATTTGTGCGTTGCCACCAGCAGTAACAGTGTTTCCTATTATACTTCTTGTTGTTGCATATGTACCACCATAAACAGAAGTACTATTATTATTTGATAAATTATTAGACCCAGCTAAAATTGATGCATACAACCCACTTGCAGTATTAAGAACCCCTGCACCTACAAAGGAACCAATTCCACTTGCAGTATTGCCAAAAACGGTAGTTGATGAATTAAAACCACCACCCACAACAACAGAGCCAATACCTGATGCTACGTTTTTACTTCCACCACCAACAACACTCCAATCTCCCGATGCAGTATTTCTATTAGCCGCAGTACCCGCATCACCACCACCACCAATAAAACTGTAAGCACCAGTAGCTTGGTTGTTGCCACCACCGACTACTATGCCGTGAGGGGTGTAGAAACTGAGTGTGCTTGTAGATGAACCTGATGCGGCTTGACTTAATGTTAGCGATGTTCCTGATATTGCGGCAACATAAGTTGCTGGAAATGTTGTAATGCTTGTGCCAGTAATTAATTGACCAACTTTAATTGAAGCATTTGAACCAGACAAAGTAACAGCAGTTGTGCTGTTCATAGTGCCTGATTGCGTAGTTACTGCCGCAGTTGCAGTTCCACTATTTGTGTATCCAGTGCCAATAAAAGAAAAATATCCCGATGCTTGATTTGTATACCCTCCACAAACGACACCACCATAACCAGCCGCACCATTAGATATTCCTCCTAAAATTGAAGCATAAGCCTGAGTTGCCGCATTACCAGTTCCTCCAGCAACAGTGGCAACAGTTCCACTTGCAGTATTATTTATACCCCCACCAATAGTGGTTTGAATGCCGCTGGATACTTGTGCCGCAGTAGTTCTAGAAGTCTGCCAATCGGTTGCATTAGCACCCCTAGCATTACCACCAGTAGCAGTAGAGTCTGTTTTTTGTGCTTGTAATGCACCCGTACCTAAAGGTTGAAGCACTAAAGGCGTGTTTGTTCCACCAGTAGCTTTTACTTGAGGATATGAAGCATCACCAACAATCTGAATAGATGTTGTTGACCCTGTTGCTAAACTTGCCGTGCCTGTGGATTCAAGGGTTGTGAATTTACCTGTGTTTGCGGTTGTTGTGCCAATTGTTGCGTTATCTATTGTGCCACCCGTAACCGCCACGCTTGGGATTGTTACCGCACCCGTAGTTTGAATTGTCATTGCGTCCGATGTGTTGACCGCACCGTTAACAATAAAACTAATCTTTTGACTATCCCATGATCCAAGAACTAAAGGCCCACCAAAGGATTCCACAAAACTTGCCAATGGCGTGGAAAACCCATTATTAGGATACCCCGCCGCTGTATAACTGTAATTTGCGTTATTTATTCCAAGCTCGCCATAAGCCGTATGACCACCGTCATTGACCGCATAAGACGCATAACTTGTGTTGCTTGCACTTGTGTTTTGCAGGCTTGTGTATAAATATAACGGCTCACTTGCCGTAAACCCCGCTATAACGCCCGTATCCGTGTGCGCCGTAGCATCGCCAACATTTAACGATCCAACATTGGTTGTGCCCGATGTGTAAGGAATTAATACTCTGTTGTTAGCATCCCCGTTAACCGACTTTTCAGACGGGTAAGTTACAAATACATCTTTTGACCCTGCGCTAAAGTTAACCTTTGATGTGCCGTTAGATGACGCATAAACCGTGTCTCGGCTTAGTGTTCCACCGTAATATGTCCCAATGCCAACTTCCCATTCCGTCCCACGGTTAATCGTGTAATACGTTGTGTTGTTGTTGCCAATGACGCTAAACGACTGAAATCCTTGAACCGCACCACCCAAAGTGATTGTGCCCGTTCCTGTAGTCTGAGTTGTCTCCCGAACCCTATCGGCTAAGACTAAACTCATTGGATTGTCTCCACCCCAATCACCATGCCGTCTGCGCCTCTAACCACTTTTTTGGGTGCGCCTAACTTTTTAATTGCTTCGCCAATGTTTGTCATGGTTTGACCGTGCATATTTGCCATTTGGTCGTGCATCATGGCCATTTTGTCCATTGCTTGCAATATAGGTGCGCCCAACTCGTTTGTGATTTGAGCTGCTGCCGCTTCTACCACGGGCAAATCAACGCCTGGGTTGCTTCCAATTCGAGCCACCATAATCTTGGTTGCAGCATCCAACTCCGCTTTCCATCGCTCGTATTCCTCACGCCCTTGCATTTCACGCGCTTTAATTTGCATCTCTTGGTTGGCCATTTGTTGTGCAAATTGCTCCTTCATTTGCTCAATCTGCATATCCGATTGTGCTTTAGCCTGTTGCATTTGCATCTCTAACTGTGCCTTGGCTTGCTCAAATTGACCCTGTGCTTGCATCTTCATCTGCTCAGTTTGTGCGCTTGCCTGTAAACGGGCTTGTTCGGTCTGTTGCTCGGCTTGCATACGCATCTGCTCGGCTTGTTGCTCGGCTTGGAGCTTCATCATCTCAGGATTTTGCGGTGGCTGCTGTTTAGCCATCTGCGCTTTTTCTTCCAACGATTTCATTGCTTTTTCAATTGCGCTCTCCAACCCTCTGCCTGCTCTAAATCTGCGTACCAAGAATAACAACATCTCAGACACCATTGGCAATGTCTCAGGTGCTTGTGACACCATTGGGATGGCTTCACGCAAAAATGCTCCAATTCCCGCAATGGCTTCTTGTGCATTTTGTTTTTCAGCCTGCTCATCTATTTGCGCTAATGAGTCTGCCTCAACTTGAATGTGGAAATCTCGAATCGTGCTGTTTGAGAGCATCTGAATCGCTGCTTGCAACATCTGCGGGTCTTGGCCATCAGGAGTGTTCATCACACCCGACATCTCCACAATCAACTCAGGTGGATAAAACTTACATACGATTTGCGCCTTCATTCTAAATAAATCAGTTGCAAAACGCGCTACATCGCCCTGAGAGGCGCGTAATCTAAGTGA